TTATTTTATATTTTCTTATTTTTCTTTATACTATTGACTTGTTACTACTTCAAAAAGTATTACTTTCGATATTAAAAATGACTTTATTTTTAATATTATTAGTGTTTGTTTATATTTTGATATTTTATTTTTCCTATTATAATAAAAATAGAGAAAATATAAAACAAATAAATGTAGCTAAAAAAATAATTAAGAGAGATATTTTATATCAAATAGAAAATATAACAGATAGAAAATTTTATAAAAATATATTACAAACATATAAATCTTTTCATCAAGTTCCTAGTTACATCATTAATAATGTTAAAAATAAAAATCCTGATTGGAATTATTGTTTTTATGATGATAATCAAATTAAAGATTTTTTATTAAAAGAATATGGTCAAGTTTATGTAGATAAAATCAATTCTTTTAAATCAGGAGCTCATAAAGCAGACTTATTTAGACTGTGTTGGCTTTATAAAAACGGAGGAGTTTATATAGATATTGATATGGAAATTTTAAAACCTTTGGATGAAATTATAGAAAATAATAAAGGTGATTTAATCATGTCTTTGAGTAAAGATTGTAATATAGAAAGATTATTCAATGCCTTTATTATTGCTAATAAAGGAAATCTTAAAATCAAAGAATGTATTGAAAAAATAATGTCAGTTACACAACAAGATTTAGAAGATAATTACAGCTTAATTTTATATTTAATGCAAGACATAATTGATAAAGATATAAATTATGCTTTTATAGAAAAAAGTATTATGAATTTTACAAAATTAGAATATTTTTGGGTTCTCTTGAATAAAAACAATGAAAGAATAGCTAATTGTAAATATAAAGACTATGATGGTGATAAGAAAAAATTTAATTAATCAAGACCTTTTTATCTTTTTGATCACGATAATATCTATTACCTTCTATTTTTTTATAATCAATGATATGATGCTTTAAACTCCCGTTCAAAGAATTGTAAAATATTTTACAATTCTTATCATTTCCATATTTTATAATGGTTCTGGAATACATAATAGGTCCTGTCATGGCTACTACTGAATAACAACCACTTTGGTAAGACTTTTTATCATCCATACCATTTTCTATATTAGACACTACTTGTTTAATGGTTTGTGCTAAAATTTCATTACCAGGCGGGGCAATAATATACCACTGGACATATTCATTGAACCAAGTACCGGTATACGCCGACCATTCATCATAATTTTTAGTATATAAATGAAATACGGGTAATAAACCAATGGGGAAATTAGATCCGACACTAGTTAATAATTTATCTTGATTTTTTTCAATAATAGTATTGACTCTATTATTAACTGGACCCGATTTAATATCCATATAAACTCCGCCATAAAGATAAATAATTAAATATCTAAAGAAATCAGCTTTAGCTGGACCATATTTGGGATTTATAGATTTATAGGCATTGTATATTCTATCCCCGTAATTAAGTTTAATAAATTCTTCTATCATTACGTCTGAATAACATATTTGTTCATAATCAGGCATCAATTTAGAAGTTTTATCAAAGACTTCTTGGTATTTATTTATAGTTTCTAAATCTTTATTACAACGATATATTTTTTTGGGTATATTATTAGATTTTTCTACTTTTGGTAAAATTATATCTTCTTTCATAGGATATAATATATTAGGAGGAAAATTATTTTTCTTAAATTTATAAATACTATATTGACTCAGAATTATATTAAACACTATTAAAAAACATATAAAAACTATAATATTTTTCATTTTAATAATAAAATGAAAAAGAAAATATTAATGACGTTTGGTTCTATATGTTTAATATATTTTTTACTTTTTTTAACGATAAACAGGAAATTTAATAATTTAAACGAAGGAGAAGTCAGGGACAGTATTAATCCTATTTCTTTGCCAATTATAGAAGATAATGATAAATATATTGAATTACAAACTAATAATTGGATCGAACAGAGAAAAGATAAAAAACCTTGTTTTGGAATGTTAGAAAAAGATAAAATTTTAATGGCCAAATGGATGACTCATTTTAATATTCCGAGTCCCAAAATTCATTATTTTGATTATCACTATAATTTCACTGTTGATGTTTTAGAAAGGATTATAGAAAATAATAAAGATAAAAGATTAATTATAAAAATTAGTCATTTACAGAGTAATTATGGTATTATTATAGTTGAACCTAATGAGAAAAATATTAATAAAATATATGAAAAATTCCAAAAATTAGTAAAAAGTTGTTTTGTTTGTAATCATGACAAATACAATCCACCGACACAAAAAGAAATAACTAATGGAGAAAAGCAATCTTATTATAAATTATATGAAACAATAGAACCAGGAATCATTGTACAGGATTTTTTCTATTCTTTTGGCGAAGGTAAAGTGAAAAAACCAATAGAAATAAAAATTCTTATGTTTGCTGATAAAATTATCAATATTTTGTTTGACGATAATATTATTTCTTTCGCTGGTTTAGCTATATTAATATATAAAGAAAGAATGAAAAAAGTTTTTGATAAGGCTAGGGAAATTTCTGATCTTCTAGGAGCTCATTTAATTAGGGTAGATTTTTTTGTTAAAGAAGAAGACAATCCTTATATACCATATTTGAATGAAATTTCTCTTTCTCCTAACGGGGGGATGAAGAAAAATCCTATGATTTCAGATAGTTTATTAAATACTTATCGAGAAGAAATAAAATTTTATAATAAAGATAGAAAATATGATTATGTTAACAAATTATTAGAAATAGATAATTATCGTACTTTACCCATAGATAATTATTTAAGTGATGCCGACAGTAGTGATATTAAATTTAAATTCTAATTTATTTTACTATTAAAATGGATTTTGGTTTATATTGGAAGGCACTAATTGTCTTTAATTTTCTTTTCTTTTTACTTTGGGTTATTTTCTACACTTATCAACCAGATTTTATGAAAGATAGTGATTTTGTCACCCCGGGTGCTGCTACGAGAGGAGGAGAAGGAGCCAAAGGAAAAAGCGACAAATATTTAAGTGATCCTGGTAGAAGTTTAATCTTTTTATCCAGTTTACTAAGTAGTCTTATTTTTATTATATTGGTAGTATTTATTGTTAATTATTTTTATAAAAGAAAGGTAGTGAAATGTAGTAAGAAAGCTAAGAATCTAGGACAATGTAAATTTGAAGAATTATAATAAAACACAACATTTAGGTTCTTTAATTTTATATCTAATACTACTATCACTATAATAAACATTCATTTTACCTATTTTTACTAACTCGTTTCTACACAAGGGACAGCTTTTATTTCTAACTATTTTAATACAATCGGTATGAAATTTATGGTTACATTTTAATAGCGTAATATCTCCCCATAAATTTTCTAAACATATACTACATTCTTCCATTTTGATTAAAAATGAAATATTAATTATGTTTAAATAATTAATATACAAATATCAATATGGAGGATTACAACCCCGATAACCAAGCAACTATCCAATCTTATCTTATTAATTCTAATAAAGAATTAAACAAAAAAATCAATGATTTAATACCTAAGATTCAAGGTCTGGAAAAGGACTTAGAAAAAGAAGAAGAAGATCATGACAGTACTTCGCGAAAAATTACATATTTACGAGGTTTACTTGTGAACGAATATGCTATGCGTAAGGAAATATATGAAGTTTTCTTGCTTTTGAAAGAAGAAAGAAGATTGATGATAGCAAAATTTAATCGTTATGTCTTCTTTAAAAATTTACTTTTTATTATAGTATTGGCTTCCACACCCATGGCTTGGACTATGAAATTAATTATGAACGTTGATGTATTTGCTGCTTATTTAACACTCAGCGGTATTTGTTGTCTTTTTTATTTTGTCTTGTTGCCCGAATTTGTCTTTGAAAGTAGCATAGAAAATAAAATACCTAAAAAAGCAGATATTTTATTGAAAAAATACAAAGAACATGTTAAAAATACTTCTTATTTAGAAGAACTTGCCAATAATTGTTAATTAATAATGTTTTCCGCATACCGGAATATAATTATTACTACCCCCTATTTCTACGGGACTTTTTTTGTTTTTACTATTAATCCATTTAGTAAAAACCGCATTTTTTGTATAGCTATTACAGTGTACACAATAAGCTTTTAATTGTTCTATATTATCAGCAATAGAAAATAATTTATATAAATGTCCAAAATTATTTTTATCACTATCGGCTATCAGACCAGCACAATGTATGTATTTATCTTTTTTTAACCAAAATTTAACAAATGCTTCTAAATCTTCAAAAAATTGAGATTCATCTATAGCTATATAATTAAATTGTTTTAAAAATTCACTATCTATATCACACAATTTTTTTGTTTTAATACTTCTAACATTTCCTGATTTTAAACTTCTTTTGAGAGATGACATATGGGTACTCAAATCATAATTTTCTGAATTTCTGGTATCTAAGGAACTATTAATTATTAAAATTCTAATATCATTTTTCTTGATATTAGAATAGGTAATATAATTGTTTATTTTTTCTAATAAGGACGTAGTTTTGCCACTAAACATAGGGCCAAAAGTTATCTCTAAAAAGCCAGTCATTTTTTAAAATATCCAGTCTTTATGATTTTCAATTTGAGGAATAAACTATTAAAGCTATTAATAGTATCCAGATAACAAAAAATACATAAGTCATTAAAGACCATTGATTGTAAGCATCTTTCTCAATTTTATTCATCTTTTTATTAACTATAAAAATGTCTTCTACTACACTTTTTGACCAAGCCTCTGGTCAATTAAATTTTTTACTTTTAGCCCAGAGAAACATGATATTAATTTCTGCTTTTAGTTTGGCCTTGGCTACTTTTAAAACCAACTTTAATTATCCACTGATGAAATATTTTGTGATTATCCTATTTGCTTATGCCATCGCCGTAGGCGCTAAAAGTATAGATGATTTCAATGCTTATATCAAAGATGCCAAAATAGACGAACCTGCATTGGCGGCAAATGAAATAAATCTGTTAAATAGATACGAAGATTGGGTCTATTTTAGCTATACTCTCATAGCTATTATTGTTATTATTTTATTAACTTTTGTTCAAGTAGAATTTTTTAGTGGTTTCCATAAATTATTTGGATTTAAGGAAACAAAAAAAATAAATTAATCTAGTTTATCTAACTTATTAGTTGCTCCTTCTACTTCTGATGTTTTCATAGTAGCAAAATTATCTAATTTAGTTAATTCGTCGTCAAAATCTTCAAATATTTTTTCATAATCTATTATATTATTTTCAATTGTAAATACATAAATATATTCTTCAAAAAGAGAAGAAACAAAGCCGCAAATCTTGTTCTTGTTTTTAAAATCCTCCGGTTTTAAAACATCAGTTATGATACCCATTTCATAGTGTTTTAGTTTTTCTTTTTCTAGAAAGCTATATTTTTCGTGAAAGACATCTCTATTAACTAATTCCGATTTTTCAATTATATTTTCGTCTGTAAAAAAATAAATTTCAGTATCAATAGAAGGCAATTTAACAAAGGGAAGTTTAATTCTTCCTACGTTAGTATCAACAAAAATTCCTTTTTTCTTACTTTTGGGATGAGTGCGTGAGAATATCTTACCAGTACCGGGGTCAAGAGTCATTAAATTAAACAAATAAGAAGTAATTGGTACAATATTATATATTAAATAACCGGCAATTGTACCGCAAGCAAATAGTGAGTAATTTTCGTAAAAAGACATTTTTCACTGATAATTATTTAAACTTAAATATTTTAAAGATAGAATAATATAAAATGTCGAACTTTAATTTCGAAGAAGAAATGGTTTATGGTTTTAGAAGAAAATGATTAAAAAATGAATTTATAATTAAAAAAAATAATTATAAATAACAACATGTCGTGTTCTATTTGTGACGAAAAATTTACTTCTTCAGTTAGAAAAAAAATTAATTGTATTAATAATGATTGTGAAAGTAATTATTGTTTAGAATGTTTTAAAAATTATTTATTAAAGAGTGAAGATTATGATCAAAGTTGTATGCTTTGTTCTGCATCTTACAATCTCAAAGATGTTTTCGCACAGTGTAATTCAGCAGGTTTTATTAAAGAAATTATGGAAAAAGTAACCACTATTTCTCTCAACAATCAGAAGAATTTATTGCCGCAATCTCAACCAGCGGCTAAAATTATTATTAACGAAAGAGAATTTGCTAAATGGAATAATGAATATTATGTAAAAGAAATATTACCTATTTATGAAGAGCTAAGAAAAAAAGAAAAACATATCGAAGATGAGAGAAGAAGAATGTGTGGCCACGAGGCAGTAGATAAATTAAAGAAAGAAGAAACTCATTATACTTTTATAAAAGAATGTTCTCATACTGATTGTAAGGGTTTACTTACCAAAGCATGGAAATGTCCTTTGTGTGAAAAATTTACTTGCTCTAAGTGTCATGAACCCAAAGAAAATGATGATCATGTTTGTAACGAAGATGTTGCCAAAAATATAGAAGCTCTCAAAAAGGATTCAAAACCATGTCCTAAATGTGGTACAGGTATATTCAAAATAAATGGTTGCGATCAGATGTATTGTATATCTTGCCATACTGCTTTTTCTTGGCGTACTGGTAAATTAGAATCAGGACAAGTTCATAATCCTGAATTTTTTAGGTACCAAAGAGATAATAATATAGAAATTCCTCGTAATCCTCTCGATGGCCGTGGTTTTGAAATTAATGATTGTTTTAATCCCCTGGATAGAAACAATTGGCAACAAGTGATCAATTATTACAATAGACAAGTAAGAAAATACATAACAGATATTAATTTAAGTATGCGTAAAAGTAACACAGCCATTACATTGCATAATCTCGTAAGATATGTTACACATACTAAATTGATTGTACTTGGTTATTATGATAATAATTTACAAGATCAGTTATCTATTTTAAGGGTTGATTATTTGGTAAATAATATCGATGAGAAAAAATGGATTCAAGAAATTAAGAAAAAAACCAAAGCTTATCACAAGAACAAAGCTCAATATGATATTATAAATACTTTTTTACAAATTTGGGGTGATATTATTATGAATATAATTTATATTTTTGAAGATAATATAGATGTAAAAGAAAAAATTACAGATCAAATAAAAATTTTTCTTAAATATGTTGATATTACTAATACTGAAATTAAAAAAATAAGAAGTTACTTTAAAAGTACAGAAAGATCATATTTTAAAATTGATAAAAAAGATAATCTCTATGATAATCCAAAAGACATACCTTTTATTTTTGATATTGCTTGGAGAATTTAATTTTTAATTAAAATTTAATTAAAAATGAATGAGACCGTAGAATGTATTTTAGAGAAAGAACAATATGAAGAAATAATTACTATTACAGCTTATGTTAGCGTTAGTATCTTTTTATGTGTCACCAGTTGTGTAATAAAATTTTGTTGTTGTAAATAAAATCATTTTTGTAATTCTGGTACCCAATATGTTGTCCTGCCATCTTTGGTTTTTTCCGCTATTATTTTATTACCTAACTTGTCTTCTTTTTTACCATATACCTTTAAAAAATCTTGGAAATTACCTTTACTACCATCTAAATGAACATAATCTTTTTTACTAGTACCGCCCAAACGGTAACTAGCTTTTATTATTCTTTTCCCTTCTGTATATATTTTATTAATATTTTCCTCCGTTAAGCTTGCCACAGAGCGACGGGGGTCAATCCTGGCGGCATATAAAATTTCAGACTTCAAATAATTACCGATTCCGCTAATTATTTTTTGATTCATTAGAACCGTAGAAATATTAGATTTATTTCTCTTTCTAAGAATTTTAGTAAAAAGTGCTTCATCAAAATCATCATCATTTAAAAAATCTGGTCCTAATTCAGAAAGTTTAATATCTAATTCTCTTTTACTGTTTAAAAAATCGACAAAGCCAAATTTACGAGCATCACAGAAGTATATTTTATCGTCATTTTCTAATACAAATTCCAAGCTAGCATATTTTCCTTTTTCGTGACCCCAAAAACCAGTCATAATTAAATGGTTGAGCATATAGTTATGCTTCTCAAAAATAAAATAAATTAATTTACCTTTATTTTTTACACCTTCTATTTTCAAGGGTAATTTATCAATAAACTCTTGATAATTATTTGGCGCCTTTTTAACATATTTAGAACCTGGTAAAATATTAATATTAATTAAGGTTTTATTTTTTAAATAAATATTAAGGTCCCTGGACACCCGAGTCACTTCTGGT